CACGCCCTTCCGCCACGTCCTCCAGCCGTAGCCACAACCCGAGCACCTCGACGTGGGCCGGCTCGGCGGGGACGATCCGGACATCAGCCACTCGTGTCGCCCATCGCATAGCCGCTCACGACCGCCAGGATATTGGCGGGCATGGGGAAATCCTGCTCGATCGCAACCTGCGCGGTCGTCGCCCAGCCGCCCGCGATGTACAGGAAATAATCCCCCGTGTAGAGCGGCAGCGCGTTCCCGGCCCCGATCAGCGCGTTGCGCTCTTTGATCGGCGTGAGGTTGTTCCAGGCCACGGCGTTCGTGTTCGCCTGCGTCGAAGCGTCCACCTGGTTGGCGCCGACCGAAAGCCCGCGGCTCGCCTCGATTCGCACCGTGACGGCCGGGATATTCTTGCGCTTCCCCTGACTCGCGTCCTGCTGCCCCGGCGGGTCGAGGTAGGGCGTCTGCAACTGCGGGGTGAACGGCAGCCCCACCAGGATTTGCGTGGCGGGCGCTTGCAGCGCGATCGTGCCATTGGTCACGACCTGCGCCGGCTGCACACCGCCGTCCGCCACGATGGCGACGGTTTGGCCCTCCAGATGGTTGAGCCCGGAAACCGTGGATGTCGGCGTCGTCACCGACCAATCCCCGGGTTGCGCCGGCACCGGCATCCCATTGGGCAGCGTCACCGTGAGGCCGTTCGTGATATTGGCCATCAGCAGGGTTTCCGTGACCACCTCAGTAACAACGGCCAAGCCGCCATCTACCCGGATCACATCCCCCGCGCTGACGAACTCGAACACCGGCTGACTCGCGGTGAACGGCACAATCCCGGTAATCACCGCTTGCAGCACGGCCCCGACCCCCGTGGGGTCCGTCACCGTCAGCACCGTGAGCCCAGGAATGTAGCCGCCGCCCTCGGTTAGCACCGTGACGCTGGTAATCACGCCGCCGGTCACGTTCGCCTGGAATGTCGCGCCGCCCGGCCCAAGAGCCGCCGACGCGGTAACAACCGGGTCCGTGTAATTGATGCCACCGGCAATCACCAGCACGGAGGAGATGTTGCTGCCGCCATAGGCCGCGCTGGGAAACAGAACCGCGTCAGGTTCGTTCTGCTGATAGGACAGCCCGCAATCCACGCACCAGCAATCTTCCGGCGTTGACCAGATGCGATTGTCGAACCGCTCCGAATAGTAGGCCCATTGCCCACCGATGTAGCGCGCCACGATCGTATAGACCGCATCGACCGGCGGCTCCGTCACTGAGCACACACCGACATAGAGCCCTTGCGTGTCATGCCGCGACCAGGCGTAAACATCCTGTTCCTTGAGGTAGGTCAATGACAGCATGATCCCGTCGTCGCGCACGCACCACACCAGCTTGTAGGGCTCCTCGGCCCAGGCCCACTGCGTGAACGTGTAGCCGGTGAACAGATGGTTCGAGAGCACCGTCAGATCGGTGCCCGTATAGATGTTCACGAAGAAGTTGTAGGACAGGTCGCGAAAGATACTGCCCTTTTCCTGGCAGTATAGAATATCATAATTGACCGTGATCGGCGGCAAGATCGCGTTGCACCCGTTATAGGCTTGTGGGTTCGCGTCTTGGTCCGATGGTGTCAACGCAGCGGAATTGCCGCCATTCAACTGCCAGGCGCCCTTGCCGGTCAGGATCACAAGGCCGCCCGGCATCGGCACCATGAATTGCACGCCGTTGACCTGCTGCGCCCACGGCGCCCCCACAATGGCGTCGGTGTCCGTCGTCGGGATCGACGAGTCCATGTTCGAGAACGCGCCGATTTGACTGAACCAGTAGGTATCGGGATTATTCAAGCTGGCCGCGTAGGCGCGCCGCTGCTGGTAATATGCGCAGGTTCCCGGATATGTCCCGGACGATGGCCCAATGACCAGGTTAGCCGCCGCGCCGGAGCCGCCTGAAAACGTGATGGTATCGTTCGGCCCGTAGTCTTGGCCATTGTTGATAATCACGAAGGCAACTATCCCGCCATTGACCACGACGGGGCTGCCGGTGAATCCGGTCCCAGTTGTCGTGTGGATCGCGTAGCCAACCGTGGATTGCGAGTAACCGCCCCCTAGCGCGGTCATGTTCACTTCGGCGATAGGGCTCTGCGCGAAGGGATTTTGATGCGTCGGGGGGACGGCGGTAAAATCCTGCACGATGTTCGTGTCAACAAACTGCGTGCCGTAGGCGGTCCCGCAATAACCATAGAGCGACCCGATCGGAACGGGGGACGAATAGGCAGGCGTTGCCTTATACACATTGTAGCTGGACGCCCCTGCTACCGCCGCCCATGTGATCGTGTTCGATCCTGCGTAAATCCCGATATCCACGTTCGTAACGTTGCCGGATGGCGACGCAACGCTTTCCTCGCCGGTCTTGCCATTCACAGCCGTAACGACATAGCTGTATTGCGTGCTGACTTCCGGGCTGCCGGTGCTGGTGTGCTGCGCCGTGACCACCACATTGAACGGCGCCGCAATCGACGACGCGAACGTGTCCTCTGTCAGCGTCCAGTTTGTGCTGCCGAACCGCTCCAGCTCATAGGACGGATATTCCGTGCCGGTCGCCGTGTTGACGCAAGTCAGCGTCATCGTGTCCGCCGACTGCGTGTATTTCAGGTATGGCAGATCGACCGTTGCATATGGCGTATCAAGCGTGTAGATGCGCGCCGCCGTGCCGCCACTGGTGTAGGCCGGGAACGTGCTGGAATCGAGCGGATTGCCGAACAGATCGTTGAGAAATACCGTATTGGGATTAGGCACGGTCCGGACGATCCAGGTCAGACCATTCAGTTCGGTCATCCCGCCGACGTTGTTGATGTAAATCCAATCGCCAACCGCGTAGTCATGGTTGGGGATATTCACGGCGCAAGGGTTTGATTGAGTCGCGCCCGTGACCGCTTTCTGCGCCTCCGTGACATAGGCGCCCTGGTATTTGATCCGCATATACTGCTGGCCGAACTCCAGCGCGTACCCCTGCGTGATGCTGAATTGAAACTGAATATCGCGCGGCGGGTCCAGATACCAGGGGCTCTTGCACATGCCGACGTAGGCCGACCCCGCGCGGGACGCCGCACCACCCCGGTAGTTCACGAAGAAATTCCGCATCGTGAACGCGCCCTGGTGGTATTTCGCCAGGTCGGTGCGCCCCCATAGCGACGGGCTCAGTTCACCAGCAACGAAGCCATTTTGGATCGTTTGAAACATTCACGGCCACGGCATCGCGCAATAGCCGCCATACGTGCCGGATAGCTGGTAGGGTTCGATGCCCGACCCTCCGCCGCCCCGGCGCGCGCGAAGCCAGTCCGGGGTATGATCCATGCTGGTCACGCCCTCATTGCCGTCGCTCGCGCGCGCCTGCGCAATGAAGCGTTCGGCTGATTGGATCGCGCCCTGCATCAGCGGGAGATTGAGTGATAGCGCCGGGACCAGGTAGGCCGCGAGCGCTGCCACCATGGCCGCCTGAAACTGCGAATCCCAAATCGCGGGGTTCGGCTGGTTAACCGTGTAGATGCCCTGCGCGCTCTCCTGGTTGGTCAGGATGACCTGGATCGGATTGCCGTAGCTGTCCGTCGCGTAAGCGACCGCGAACGGTATTTGCTGCTGTCCGGGTATGATTGTCGGCGCTGCGTTGTTGTACGTCGTCTGCGGAATGCTTTGCGCCTGCGGGGGCGCGGTTGGCAGGATGACCCGGAAAAACAGGCAATCCGACGGCAGCGCATACATATATTGCCATGGCTGCGGCGGAAACGGCGGATTGCCGTTGGGGTTCTCGGGCGTGTTCGGCGCGGCGGCCAGAAGCGTCAGGATGATCTGCTTGCGCAAGCAGTTCCAATGCGCGGTGCGGCCCAATGCCTCGAATGTGGGAGTAAAAAGGACGCCGATCGCGTTGGCTTCAACCGAGCCATCGGACGGCTGAATGCTGCTTACTTGTGAGCGTGCGCCGATGGAAAGTAGGGCGCGGTTCGCGATATCGAGCTGTGAGGCCACGGATCACCCGAAAGCATATTGGCGTTTCCGCGGCGGCTCTGCTTCCTCGTTCTCCTCGTCTTCGTCCTCGCCGACCATGTGCGTGATCTGCAACTCGACGCGGCAGCACTTGCCGGCGGCCTCGTTGTCCGACGACGAAACGGAAATCACCTTGGCCATGGCGTGGATGTGCAGCATGTCGCCGACCTCGGGCAGCTCTTCGTCGTCGAGGCCGAGCTTCTCCAGTTCGTCCTGCGTCAGCGAGATGCACAGGCCATAGGGATAATCAGGTAGGTCCGCACCGGTCATCGGCGCCAGCGCTTCGGATTTCTCCTCGGCGGTGCGCCGCATGTCCACCATGGGCGGAATTTTCATCATCAGAACGCAGCCCAGTTGTAAACCGAGGTATCCAACGCGGTGCCGACCACCGTGAAGCTGCCCGAGCCGGACTGCGTAACGACTGGTTGCGCGCCTTGCGTGCCGCCTGCTGTATTGAGCGAAATGACGATGACTTGGTTCACCCCGGCGCCAGCGTAGGTTACGGCTAGCGGCGTTGCGCCCGTGAGGGTGAATGTCCCGCGCTTGTTGAGCAGCGTCGTCGCTACCGCCTGAGTGGTCGTCAGTTCGAGCGCCGCGGTCGGGGTGCCCTGGCTCTGGCTGCCTACGGTCGGATTGACATAAAGCAGTTCGTTGCCGTTGAGTGCTGCAAAGGTGCCCATCTTGTTACTCCTTCAAATGCCGGTCAGGCAGCCTTCTTCGTTTCGCGAACGGCCTCGCCTTCGCCATGCTCGGTTTCGTGGCGATCGTGCATCGCCTTCATTTCGGCATGGTGCCGCTTGTGCATTTCGTGCTTTTCCATCTCGTGCCGCTCATGGAGCGCGCCTTTGTGGCCCTTGTGGTGCGAGTGCTCCACTTCGTGCCGGTGGTGCATGTCCATATGCTCTTTCATATGGCGGTGGTGCATCTCGCGGCGTTCGTGGGCGTGACGGTGTTCCGGAGCCATGTCGCCCCCTCCTTCGTTCTCGGTCAGATGCTCGGTCTTGCCCTCGATGGACTTGTCCTTCTTCACCACGACCTTGCCGGTGGTATCCTCGCGGCCTAGGTGCGGCGCTTCGCCGTAGAGTTTGTTAGCGCGGCCGGCCATTATTCCGAACTCCCATACATCTTGCGGCGCCGCTCTTTGGCCCCGTGGTGAAAACCTTTGAGCGTGTTGGCGAGCGCGGCCTCGCGCCGGATCGTCGGGTTCTTGGAGTGCTCGGCCTTTTCCAGTTTCGCGGCTGGGATTTTTTCGCCAGAGGGAACACCCAAATGCTCGTGCAGCGCGCCGGGATGCTTGATCGCCGCCTTGATCCACTTCTTCGGTTTCGCCGCCATCGTCATTGCCCTCGCTGCGTCAACAAGCGTCACCACCTATTACGCGATCGAACGCTTGCCGATCGGCGCGCGAACGAACGCGGTGTCCGGTTCGGCCTCGATCGCCGCTGCCTGCTTTGGCCCCTGCTGCCGCGCGCCCATGAGCGGCACGCCGCCGTCGCCCTCGATCAGTTGCGGGCGCCGCGCGTCGAGCGTGGCGATTCTGATCGCGCCCTCCAGCGTCTTCGGCCGCTCGACAAACGCGCGGCCGTTGGCTGCCGCGGCCTTGCGCCCGAGATCGTCCAGGCGCTCGATTTCGGCCTTCAACCTGTCCCGCGCCAAGTCGTTGAGCGGCTCCATTTCCTCGTTCGGGATGCCGTCCCAGTAGAGCAGGGACCCCTGCTCGTAGAGAAAATCCTCCGCGTAGAAGCCATGGGCCGCCATGATCTTGTAGGCCGGGCGGTCTGACCGAATGACAACTGTTCCCATCGTGACCTCAAAAGAACGCGGCCCCTCGCGAGGCCGCTATTGTTACGCAGCGATGTAGTTCGCGGGATACTGCTGGCCGATCGCGTAGCTGTCCGGGTTGATCGTCAGGCCAGCGAGCACCGTCACCGACGCCGTGCTGCTGACGGTCCACCCGAGCTGATAGAACCGCGGCGGCGCCTGCACCGGGCCAGGCGGCACGGGCAACTGATAGATTTTTCCGGCCGTCACCAGTGAGCCGGTGAGCGATGCGCCGGTCCACAACTTCGTGTAGGTGCCTGGCGAGCCCGAGCCGTTGTCCGGCGCGCTCTCCAGGTAGAACGTCACGGTTCCGGCGCCGGTCCCTGCGGCGGTCGAAATGATATACAGATACGGGATGGCTT